GGGCCTCGATGACCAGGTTCCTGTCAGCCGCCGGCACCACGACCCGGTCGGCCTGCTCGCGGGTGAGCTGGATCACGGGCACGGTGTCGTTGCTGAAGAAGCCGTCGACCGTGACCGTGCGCGCCATCTCGCCGCGCAGAAGCTCTTCCTTCTCGGCCCGGGTCAGCGCGCCGCTTTTGGCCCGCTGCGCCCGGTCGATCAGCTGCTCCGTGCGGTACTTGAGCTGGCCCAGCTGGGCCTTCCTGTCGGCGGTCTTGGCGTTGAACGGGTCCAGGCCCATGGTCTGCGCCGCCTGGTTGAAGTCGTCCTGGTCCATTCGCGCTTCGGCAATGGCGCCAGGCTTCTGCAGTTGGTCGAAGCGCGTCAGCAATTGCATGGCGCCCTCCATGCCGAAGATCGTGCGCGTGGCTTCCACTTGCCCGCGCGACATGCCGACCAGCACGTCAGGAGAGGACATGCGCAGATAGGCGTCACCGTTGCCCAGCAGCAGCGCACGTTCCCGGCGCCCTTCCGCGGCGGCGGCGCGCCCTTCCGCGGCGGCGGCGCGCCCCTCGCGCGCCGAGGCTTCGGCCGCCAGCGAATTGCGAATATCGCGCTGCTTCGTCTCGGGCAGGGCCATCCATTCAGCGCTGCGCTGGATCTCGCGCATCGAGGTGCCATCGTCCACCATGCCGAAGACCGCGTTGACGCCGGCGTTGTTGACCTCGGCCTGCTGCGCGTTAAAGGCCTGCGTGCGCTCGCGCAGCGCGGCGACGCCCTGCCTGGCGGCGTCGGGGTTGTCCTTCAGCGCCGCGCGCAGCTCGCGCTCCATGTCGAAGCTCTTGACCGGGTCGTTGGGCCTGTTGGGCCCCAGCACGGCCCACACCGCGTCGGCGCCAGCCTCGCCGGTCTGCGTGTCGCTGGCCTGCTTGACGACGCCCTGCATCTGCTCCCGGCCCTGCCTCGTCATGCCTGCGTTGTTGGCCACGTAGTAGGCGTTGGCGTCGTTGGCGCGGCCTGCCGAGATCATCGACTTCATGACGCCCAGGTGCATGGGGGTCATGGCTTCGGCCAGGGCCAGCGCCTTGGTGGCGTCGTCCATGCCGTTGTCCTTGGCGATGTCGTCGACCGTGCGCGCGATGACCTTGGCCGACTGCTGCTGGATGTAGCCGTCGAAGGGCAGCAGCGAGGCCTGGCTGGCCGCGGTGTCCAGCATGGCCCTCTGCGTCTCCTTGCGGAACACCGACTGCTGCTGCACGACGTGCTCACCCAGCGCGGCGCGGAAGCGCACGTCGAGCTGGCCGACGCCTTGTGAAAAGGCCTTGCGCTGTGCGGTGTTGCCCAGTCCCGCCGCCAGGCTCTGCGACATCTCCTTCAGCTTGTCGCCGTACTCGTCGGCCAGCGCCGCGTTGTTGGGCCGCTCGAGCGCGTTGCGCCCCTTGAGCTGCATGGCCTCCAGCCGCGCGCCGGTCTGCGCCTGCACGTACTGGTTCATGGCGTCGTTGACGCGGGTCTTGTCGGCGTCGGCCTGCATCGCCACCAGGATGCGGTTGCCCGCGGCGGCGGCGGCCTCGACGGCCTGGCCGGCGCGCTGCATCTGATCGCCGGCGATCATGGCTGCGTTGGGGCCCGACGGGGCCGTGGCCATGGCGCTGCCCCCGCCGTCCGGCATCACCTGGAAGTTGTCGTAGGTAGGGACGCGGGGCATCAGGCGCCCCAGTTGTTCATAGGCGGGTCGGTGGGCGCGCTGTTTCGCGGCGGCGGGAGCCCGTCACCGAAGGGGTCCGCCGACCCTGCGGCGTACCCGGCGTACCAGCTCCCGTCCACGCGCGCGGCGCTGCCGATCAGCGACGTGCCGGCCGCCAGGAAGGGGCTGACCGCGCTGGCGGCGCTGCGGCTCATGGCGGCCTGGCTGCTGTAGCCCGTGGCCTGCGTGCGCTGGCCCCAGGCCGCGCGCACCGCGTTGGCTGCGACCTGGTTGGCGTCGATTTCCCCCATGATGTCGGTGGTGGCCAGCGTGCGCGCGGCGCTGCCGGCCCCCAGGTCGATGCCCCGTCCTGCCAGGGTGGCGCGCTGGGTGCCCTTGAGCTGCGCGGTCTTCAGGCGCACGGCCTGCTCTTGGCGCTGGCCGCGCATCATCTCGTAGCGCGCGTTGTTCTGGGCCATCGACGCGTTGATGGCGGCGATCTCGGCCTGCAGCTTGAACTGCTGGCGCTGCCCGACGGCACCCGCGAAGGCCCCGAGCGCAGCCAGCGCGGCCCCTGCGCCCTGGACAGCCGTCATATCGGCCGGGGTAACGCGTGGGGGTGTGGGGGTCATGCGTGCAAGGTAGCGCCGCGGACGCGGTCTACGCGAACCGTCAGCGCGCGAAGTCGACGATAAGCGCGGTGACCGTCAGGGGCAGAGGGTCGACCTGTCGCACGAATGCCTGGCCATCATCGTCCCACGCAGCCTTGTTCGTGACTTCGATGATCCCGGTGTGCAGGCGCGTCGGCACGCCGTACGGCTCGTTGGTGCGGAGCTTGGCCTCGGTCAGCCTGTCGAGGCTGGGCCCTGTGAAAATGCCGCTGGATTCGAAGACCCGCAGGTACACCTTGTTGAGGTTCTTCTGCGAGCCCTGGCCGAAGCCGGCCGCCCTGCCCATGGTGATTGGCAGGGTCTGTAGGTCGGCGGTGATAGGCAAGCCCACGTGCACGACCGACGCCGGCTGATCGAGGGTGATAGCACCGGCAGTCACCACAAGCTGACGGTGCACGCCGCCGTCGGCGAGGATCGACACGGTCTTGCCCTCGAGCCAGGTCAGGCCGCTGATGGTCGCGGTGGGCGCGCCGCGGTAGGTCGAGCCGCAGTCGACAAAGTAGGCGTCGGCCTGGGTCGCGAAAGCGCGCGGTGCCATGCGCTCGACGTATCGCTTCTGGACGCCACCGATGGTGCGTCGAACGATGGCGTACAGCACGTCCTCGGCGCCCTCGGCCACGACGCAGATGGACTCGAAAAGGCCGTCAGTGTCGTGCTGGTGCCAGGCGCCGATCTGCTGCTCTGGCACATAGGTCAGGCCCAGCAGTTTGCCGTTGGACGACACGCACCAGACGGTCGGGTACGGCGCTTTGCTGAACGCCATGTCCACGATGTCCAGACCGTCGAAGAGGTGCGGCGCGCGCAGGCTCAGGTCACCTGTTACGAAGCCGCCGGCCTGGAACTGGTACGCCAGCTCTCGCACGTGCCCCCCGCGGGCGGCCGCGTAAATCACGTTGTTGTTGACGATCACCGGCGGCGCCAGCGCGGCGCCGATGAAGCTCTGCGGTTTGACGTCGATGCTGGTGGGCGTGATGGCGTCGTTGTTGACGCTGGTGATGCGCCACTCGGCCGAGCTTGTCAGCGCCAGCAGGTTGTTGATCGGCACCAGGTGGCGCACCGTATTGGCCTGGCGCGCCACGACGCGGAATTCAATCGCGTCGTCGTCCTTGCTCGGAATGCCGTACGTCATGTCGGACTCGGTGCCGGATCGGGTCAGCCAGACAGTCTGGGGTTGGTTTAGCGTGCCGGCGAAGACCCGGCGCTGGTCGAAGTAGCTGACCGCGCCAGGGTAGTTGCCTGCCACGACAAAGGGGTCGTTGGCCTCGGGCGGGGTGCGTCCGAGGTCAGGCGTGATGTTGTCGTCGACGAATGTGCTGGTCAGCGGCGGCGGACCTATGAAGACAGCTATAGACGTCTGGCCCACATAGCCCCAGAGGCCGTTGCTTTTCTTGTAGACGTTGTAGCGCGTTGCCCCGGACGCGTTGCTCCACGTGATGGTGTTTAGGGCGCCGGTGTCGAACATGTTGTTGGAGCAGGTCGCGACGGCGCTGATCAGCGACTCCCCCTGGTTGACGCCAGACAGCGATGTGACCACGTAGTCGTGGGCTGTGGGCGTGCCGGGCGGCGAGCCGGGTGTAGCCACGGCACCCACACCGGTGGGTGGCAGCAGCGTGGTCGCGAAGACGATAGGGGTCAGCGTCCAATTCAGCGCCCCCAGCCGGCGCAGCTCGGCCGGCGGGCGGTTGACGTGGACAAGGGTCAGCACGTCAGCCGACTGCACGAAATTCAGCGCGGCGAGGTCTGCCTCGGCGTACGTGTTCACCGTCTCGTAGGGCACCAGGCCGGACAGGAGGGTGGCGCCCTGTGTGTGGTAGCGCACGTAGCCCGCGCCCATCTCCAGCGCCATGGTCTGCGTGGTCGAAAATTCGAACGGCAGCAGCCGCACGCGCTTCGTTGAATCCTTGACTTCACGCACGAAATAGGAGCCGGCCCTGTTCTGCGCGGGCCCGTGCGGCAGGATGCGGAAGTTGCGGCACAAGGCCAGGCCGGTCTGGTATTTGGCGTCGGCGATCTGCCCGAAAAACTCGGGCGTGACCTCGCCGCCACTGAACGACCCCGCGTAGGTTTTCACCGGCAGGACAGCCAGTCGGGCCTGTGATTCCGGCGAAAGTCGGTGCTCAGTTTGCCGGCCGCGTCGGCGCCCGCGGCGCGGCCGAAGAGCCCACTCTTGCCGTCGCGTCCGAATGCGACGGCAAGCCACGTGCGCGCCATCGTGGCGCCCGTTTCGCCCTTGATGATCGGCCCGGCCAGCATCGAGGCCAGCGACGCCGCCAGCGCGGTGATGAAGGTCGGCGAGAACTGCGCCGTGTCGAGCACGCGCGCCTTGTAGCGCAGCACGGCCTGCGCCGTGTCCGTGAGGATGACCGGCGTGCCGTCGGGCGCTGTCTCGGTCACGAACTCTCGCGGCGTCGGCATCCCGGCGCCCGCCATGTCGGGCCCGCTGAAAAACTGCGAGGCCGGCCTGGCGCCTGCGCTCACGTCGTCGTCTGCGCCGGCGGGCTGGACAGCTATGGCTGTGAGCATGTCGACGGGCGCCGCGTAGGCATAGTCCCAGGCCGTGCTGGGGCTGCTGGCCAGCAGGGCCAGCGTCGCGCGGCGCGTGGCAAAAGCCCAGTCGTGCATTTCCAGCAGCTCGTCGCGCGCAATCGGGTAGTAGCGCGCGCAGTGCTCGGCCTGCGCGCTGCTTTCTGGGGGGTCGATTGACGCAACGTTGGCCACGTCACCGAGGTGACTCAGGGCCAGGTTGCAGATGTCGACCTCGGTCACGGCGCCCTATCAGGCCAGGTCGGAGTCGTCGACCTTGGCTTTGGCGGGCTTGGCGGGCTTGGCGGGCTTTGCCGGCGCGCCCAGCTGCTCGACCTCGGCCGGCGTGCCCGGCTGCTCGCGAAGCCCGAGCCTTGTGGCAAGGGCGTTGATCTGGGCCAGCATCGCGCTCTGCGCCTCGACGTGCACCGAGTTGGCCTTGGCCAGCTCGGCGGCGAAGGCCTTGGCGAAGGCGGCGGGGTCGGTGCCAGGCGCGACGGGGTGTTCGGCGCGCATCTTCGCCATGTGGTCGGCGTTGCTGCGCAGGTACTCCTGGTATCGGGCCCTGCCCTC